GCTCGGGCTGGACGTAGGCGTCGCGGTTGACCTCGATCCGGGTCCCTCGTGGCGTCAGCCAGCCCGAGAGGCCGGCCATGACCGTGGACGCCTTCGGGCGCAGCCCGGCGCGCCAGTGGTAGTCGAGCGCCATCAGGACGGTGTTATACGTGAGCGGGTCGCCTCCGCTTGGGAGGCCGACGAGGAACGGTGGGACGCCGAGCAGCACCGCGATCCGGGCCTCGTTGAACTGCAGGAGCTCGAGCAGCGCCATGTCCTTCGGCGAGATCTGGATGGTCTCGAACGTGACTCCGCCGGACAGGACCGCCGGGAGGCCGAGCGTCGACAGGCGCGCCTCGATCCATTGCGTCTGCAGGTCGGTCGCTTGCTTCGCGGTGAGCTCGTCCGGGTGCTGGAGCACGGCGTTCGGGATCCCGCCGGTCGTCGCGATGTTCGTGCCGTAGCGGGTCAGCGCTCGAGCGGCGATCAGCCGGGTGCGGCCGGCCTCGAGCGGCCCGTGGCCGCGGGCGTCTCCGACCGCCGATTGGTAGCGGATGTGGAGCAGGTCGTCGGTGACGTCCAGCGACCCGATCTTGTACTCGCGCCGGCCGGCGACGATCTCGGCGTTGATCTGCCATGCCGGGACGACGTGGAACCGGGCCGGGTAGCTGTTCGCGTAGCGGGCGGTGCAGAGCACGAACACCTCGCCGAGCTGGTAGTCCCAGAACAGCTGCTTCGCGAATTCCTCCCACGACGTGTACTGGTCAGGGTCCGGGTTCTGCAGCCAGTCCGTCGGCAGCGACGGGCTCGCGCCGACCAGGTACGGCGGCATCGTGGCCAGAATCGAAGCGTTGAGGTCGATGCACATCCACGCGGTGTCGGTCAGCGCCTCGAGCTGGTTCCACAGCGGCGTCGCCCATTCCTCCGGCCAGCCCGACCACGGCGACGGGCGGATCGTCGAGCGTGGCCACGGCAGGCCTCTGCCCTCGTCGACGAGCTCGAGGCCGTGCGGGTCGCCCGGGCGGTAGACGTCCGGCCCGACGGTCGCCGGTGGGACGCTGGCGGGATCGTTGCCGTTCGGTGTCGTCGGCGTCGCGCGCTCTTCGACGATCAGCCCGCTCGGGCGGACGTGCTCTGCCATCGGTCCCCATCCTCGCAGTTATCCACAGCTGTGGATAGGTGTTAGCTACGTCTCGGCGGCGGGCGCGCCGAAGATGCGGGGCGTCGGGTGGGCGACGGTCAGGCATCCCCATCGGGCGAGCGTCGCGGTCGTGAGCGCGGTGATGTCGGCGCCGGCGCGCCGGTCCCACACCCAGCCGTCGCCGACCTTGCGCTTGGTGGCGCCGAGCACGGCGTCGGTCAGCCGCGGATCGTTGCGGTGCCCGATCCGGCCGGCGATCACCGAGTCGTGGAACTCGCCGCAGGCCCTCACCATCTCCGGTTGCGCGATCATCTCAACCTTCACCTTCGCCCGCTCGAGCGCCGGGATGCAGGCGCCGGCCGGCGACGCGCGGTCGACGATCACGATCGCCCGATGCCGCTTCGCGTACTTGATCGTCTTCGCGGTCAGCCCGGCGAGGTCGGCGCTCGCCTGGACGACCTCATGCAAGGTGCGGCCCGGGCTGGTCTCGCCGGCGGCGCTGATCGTGCCTCGATCGCGCTCCGGGGTGATGTCGATCGACAGCGTGACCTTCTCCGGTGGCAGGGTCGGGTCGAAGCATGCGGCCCAGGCGACGGCGTCGACGCCAGTCAGCGTCCCGAGGTCGAGCCACTGGTTCAGGTGCTCTCGTCGGAACGTGTCCTCGCCGGTGTCGAGCAGCTCGGCCTCCAGCGCCGACAGGATCGGCCCGCCGGGGAGCTCGAGCGCCGGGTTGGCGTCGGCCCACGCCTCGACGTCGAGCAGGTCGGCGTCGCGGTCGGCCGCCCATTCGAGCCAGCACGTCCGCGACCGCGGATCGGTCGTCGCCGCTCGGCCGACCTCGGTGTAGTGACGGAACAGCACGCTGGTGAACGTGCCGGCGTTCGACAGGATCCACAGCTGCGCGCTCGGTCTCGTGACCATCGTGGACGAGAGGCCGCCGATCAGCGCGAGGGACTGCTGGCTGTACGCCTCGTCGATCACGGCGAGGTCGACGGTCAGCGATCTGCCGGCGTCCTCGTTCGGCGTGACGATCAGGTACTCGGAGCCGTTGCGCATCTTCAGCGTCTCGCGCCCGTTCGCCTTGATGTAATCGCGGACCTCGCGCCTGAACGCAGGGATCGCCATCAGCAGATCGCAATGCTTCTCCCACTGCCGGCGGGCGTAATTACGGTCCTGCGCCGTGTAGACGACCGTGCGGCGCGGCCGGATCAGCTCCATCGCGACGCGGATGATGACGAGCAGCGTCTTGCCGTTCTGACGGGCGACCGAGATCCCGACGGTGCGATAGCGCAGCGCCCTCGTGATCGGGTCGACCTCTAGCGCGACGTCGGCGGCGAGCTGCTGCCAGCCGAACAGCATGAACCCGAGCACCGAGGCGATCTCGTCGAAGGCGCGGCCGAGCGTGCGCCGCTCGACCGATCGGGTGGTCGACCAGCGCGGCGGCCGCTCAGGCGGTGCCAGCCAGCTCACGCGCGATCCTCTCCAGCGGCGACAGGCCGTCGTCCGCGTCCGGGACCGCGACTAGAGCCGCCGGGGCGAGATGATCACCGAGCAGCGCGGCCCGCTCGAGGCGGGCGCCGAGGTCGACGAACCGCGCCGCCTGATGCGGTGTCAGCTTCGGCGCCTCGTCGATCGCCGCGAGTCCGGCGGTGATCATCGCCCGCGCCGCGCGCTGATGCGTGTCGTCCATCTGGCGGATCTGCTCGAGGCGGCGGGTGTCCTCCAGCCGGTAGGTCTCGGTGTCCCACGCCCCAGCACGCTGATCCCAGGCGTGGACGGCGCGCCAGCGGCGCTTCGTGCCATCGGCATAGCCGGCGACGTCGGCGACCCGGCGCGCCGGCCCGAGATCTCGATACACGCGGAACGCGGCGTACGCCTTCGAGGTCTCGGCCGGCCGCCGTTCCCACGGCTCGACGACGGTCTCGGTCGTCACCATGTCGGGATCCGCTCACCGGTGTCACCATCGAACGCGACGAGGCAGACGTCGGCCTCGAGCTCGTCGGCCAGCGCGGCCGCATCGGTCGCGGCCCGCTCCACATCGTCGCCGAGCGAGATCCGCTGCTCGATCAGCAGCGTGGGCGGGATCGTCGTCGCGTAGACCTGGACCACGACTCCGCCCGGGCAGCGCCCGGGCTCGAGCGCCGGCGGGCCCGGACGGATCTTCACCAGTCCCTCGACGGTGACGGGATCTGCCGGTCGCGCAGATCCACTCCCTGCCGGCGCGCTCGTCGCACCGCGACGCTCGCACGCCACCCGCCGGTCAGCTCGATGTTGCAGCCCAACCGCATCGGTCGCAGCGTGCAGCACCCGGACCCGTTGACGTGGCGGTGCCGGTACAGCGGCGGGTCATGATCCGCAGAGTCGGCGAGCTCACCGCAACCGCACGCACAGCGAGGTCGGCCGGCGAGCAGCCTCGCTCGGGCCCGCTGGTAGGCCGGACCGTACGGTGATCCTCGGCGCGGCACGACATCACGCTAGAGCGCGTGGTCGCCGCGGTGCCGCCGAGGAAGCCTGCAGCCCGTCGACCAGCAGGCGCCTGGCCAGTCGCCGTGGAACGTGCGCCGGTCGGTCTCGTCCCAGTCGACGGTCGTGCTCGAGCCCGGGTAGGCCATGTCGCGCAGCGTCGTGCGGTGCCGCTCGTGGTCGCCGTCCAGTTCGCAGGCGAGCTCACGGTCGTCAGGGAACGGGCGGATCCGGGCGTCGCAACTCATGCGGGCTCCGTCGGTGGCGGGCCGATGGCGAGGCCGACGGCACGGGCGGCCTCGTCCAGCTCCTCGATGGTCGGTGGGCGGACCCCGTAGTCGAAGTCGGTGGGCAGCGTCGCGAGCCGGTCGAGCAGCGCGGCGAGCGCGTCGTCGTCGAGATACGCCTCGAGGTCGTGATAGCCGTCTATCTCGCGCTGGCGCAGCTCGCCGGTGTGGTCAATGACACCGACCTCGACCGCGGTGGGTTCCTCGGTGAACGGTTCGCCGGCGTGCCACGAGTCGTGATTGCTCGAGTACGTGCCGGAACCCCAGATGATCGAGGCGGACCAGCCGGACTCGAACCGCACCAGGCAGCGCCGGTCGCGGTGGACGTAGCTGCCGCGAACGAGGTCGGTGATCGAGGTGCGGTCGGGTACGGCCGGCCAGGTGCGGCCCGCGGCGTGGACCGTGTGGGTCTCGGGATCGAACCTCATCCGACGATCTCGATCTGCATGCCCTGGTCGACGAGCTCGAGCCAGGTCTCGGTGAGCATCCGCCGGGTCTGTTCGTTCACCTCGTAGCCGTTGCCGATCAGGCAGGCGTCGATGTCGACGTGGAGTACTCCCATCCCGTCGTCCCAGACGCCGGGGTTCAGCTGTCGCCAGTGCCGGTGGCAGGCGCCGCAGTAGGAGTGCTCGACGTCGTGCGGGTTGTGCGAAGTGCGGCCGCAGCTCGGGCAGGTGAACGTCGATGCGCTCATTCGATCAGTCCTGCCTGGACGTCGCGCTCGGCGGCCTCGGCGCCGTCGAGCAGGTTCTCGACGAGCGTCGCGACGTGCTCGATCGGGATCAGCAGGTTCAGCTCGCGCTGGTCGTTCCCACCGTTCGGCTTGTCGTGACTGAACGTCACCATCAGGTGCGGGAGCCAGCCGCGCGATCGGGAGTGAATCGCGGTCGAACGGATGAACGTGCCGGCGAGCGTTCGGACGTCCTGACTGGCGATCGGGATCGGCCGGTGGACGTGGAGTCCCTCGGGCAGCTTCTCGCCGAGCGGCGCCGTCTCGACTCCCACGTCGAAGAGCCGTTGAGCCATCTCCTTGACCGCTGCCGGCGACGCGGCCTCCGGGTGATCGATGAAGTACGCAACGCTCAGACCGTGCTCCCAGTCCAGCGCTCGTCGACCGCTCATGCCGGCGATCCTGGCACGAC